AAGAGTGGTCAATTACCACCAGCTTACAGGGCCAAACCTGGAACTACTGGAATTGGTGCAGATGGTGTTATTGCCCGTATGCAAGAAGATGGCTTTTATCCAAGAGCAACAATAGAAGGAGATCGAGGAACAACTGCCGGACAAGCCGAATCTTTTTATGACGATATAGCTATAGACAAAACGCATCCAGACGATCAATTAGAGTTAGATATTTACAATCAAAAACTTGATGAAATACAAGCGAAAAAAGAATTACTAAAAGAATACGATATAGATGCTAGGGGTATGAGTGATGAGGATGTTGCAAAAGTTTTAAAAGAAATAGACGAACAAAAAATACCACCGGCAAGAATAAAAGAACCGGCACCAATAGAAGTTTATGAACAGGCTATGAGGCAAACAGATGAGCCTATGCTTGGCACCACAGATTTTCAACAAGACACCACAGTTGCTTTAAACCAAAAGGTTATAGATGTTGGAACACAAATTATGGATGAGTTGGATATACCAACGAATCCAAAAGTTAGAATTTCAGATCAAATAAAAGAAGCAATATTACTAGCCGATGAAAATAAAATTTACAGAAATAAATTAAAAGAAGTTTTAAAAAGAAACAATTTAACTGTAGAACAATTAATGGGATTATTTAGAGAAAGTGTTTCTGATTCCGCTAGAAGGATGCAACAACTTTCTGTAATAAAAAGATCATTAAAAAGAATTGGTCAAGATCTTGGCGAGATTGAAAAAGAAGAAGGTTTTTATGCAAACTTTATTCAAGACTATGAAGATACTATTAGGTCTTTAGATAATATAAGAGGAGGCACATTGGTTAGTCAAATTTCTACAGCTATGCGTAATAACTTTGCACAAGTGGGTAGAGTTGGAGTTAATACCTTGGTTCAGGCTTTTGATGGGGCCTTAAATCAAACATTCAATCCTATAAGAAGGGCCTTTGGAGCAAAAGAACAATTGGTAGATCACACTAAATCTTTTAGATTAATGATGAATCTAACCAAAGATAAATCTAAGGCAAAAGACTTAACTGAATTTTTAACTAAATATTATGTAAATGAGGGAGACAAATTATTTACCAAATATGCTTCTGAGGTTGCCGATTCATCTAAAGTAAAAGTATTTAAAGGTGCACAAAAAGTGGTAGATGGTCTTAACTTTCTCAACAGGATGCAAGAGTTTTATTATCGAAGAGGTATGTTTGCTACATCAATACAAAACACCCTGGCAGAAAAAGGCATTGACATAAACAAAATTGGTATTAGTGATGATTTGTTAGATTATATTTCTGCTGATGATGTATCAAAAGCAGTAGATGATGCTTTGTATTTTACCTATGCCAAAACTCCAGATAATTTTTTCTTAAGAAAATTTGTAGATATATCTAATTCAATTCCATTTATTACAACCGGTTTATTTCCTTTTGCAAGATTTATGGCCAATGCAATAGAGTTTCAGTTTAAACATAGTCCTTTGGGTTTTGCTGCATTATTAAGACCGAAAGAAATTAAAAAAATAGCTGCTGGAGATACTACCGCATTTAGTCAGGCTACAATTGGAACTGTATTATTGCTTTCTAGCATTGAGGCCAAAAGAAGGGGGAGGGAAGATCAAAAATGGTATGAAGTTCAAACTTCAACAGGCAAAACAATTGATATGCGTCCATATTTTCCTTTAACGCCTTATTTGTTTGTGGCAGATGCAATTGTAAGAGGTGAGTCTGGTAGAGAATGGGGTGATTTTAAAGATGTTGCCCAAGCTCTAACTGGTGCACAATTTAGGGCAGGTGCAAGTTTGGCTATTGTTAATAATTTGCTTAATGGTTTAGAGGGATTAGATTCTCAAGAAAAATTTAACAGATATATGTCTGATTCAATAGGAAATATAATTGGTGGTTTTGCTACGCCGCTTAGAATGTTTAACGACTTTATAGATCAAGAACAAAAATTTAGAAGACCTGAATTAACCGGTGAATTTTGGCCTGACTTAGGCAATGAATTGCTAATGAATGTTCCAATTGTAAGAGAAAGATTTCCGGAGATAGAGTCCCCAACAAGAAAGGCGGCACCCGGAAGGCCTGAAACAGTTAAACTTCCATTTACTGACATAGATTTACCAGGCCCATTAACAAGACAGTTAACTGGTATAACAGTAAGAGAAGAAAAAAATGATGCTGAAAGAGAGTTTGATAAATTTAATTTTAAAATGCGTGACATTTTACCCAATTCTGGAAACACCAAAGTAGACCAAACAAGAGCAAAATATCTTGGGGAAGCAGTTGAGGATTACATTGTTCCTCTTGTTAATCATCCAAATTATTTAAAACTAAGCAATGAAAGAAAGGTAAAGGCTTTAAGAGAAGCTCTTTCAGAGTTAAGGGGTTCGGTTAATGATTACATAACAGAAAACAGAATTAATGAAATAGAATTTAAAAAAGCTGCATACTTTAGACAGCCTAAATATATTAAAAATATATTAAGATCAGAAGGAAAAGATTGGGAAACAATTTCTAAACGCCTAGAAGAATAAAATGCCTAAAGCAACAGAACGAGTTGGTCGTTTTGGTGAATATCTCACAGCCGCAGTCCTCTCTCAAGTTTGCGATACAGTAGCAGTTGTACCTCACAACGCATCCGCAGACATCATCTTTGAACACAACCTAAAACTGTATAAGTGCCAGGTCAAAACCCAATCTAAGATAGAAGAACGCAGAGGCAATTGGCGGTTTGATATGCGGAAGGGCCAAAGAGTTGCTCATAGAAAATACAAAGATAATGAAATAGATTTGTTTGCTTTTGTGGCAGTACCGCATAGAAATGTGGTGTTTTCTAAGCCTTTAGACCAAGCTCAACTAACCATCAACGATGAGCACATGAAGAACAATGATGCTGTTAGAAACATCATTGATATACTGGAAGACCTTAGTTAAAGACTTTCAATATCAAATATAACTTCTTGATCCTTGTAATGCTTAACGGAGTTAATTCCTACTTGTAGAAAATACTCCGCTAATGCTTGAGGATCTTTATTTTCCAATCCGGCTATATCAATAAGAGATCGTGCAATATATCTGTTTATATAAACAGGCGTATTGTTATTTCTCTCATTCATTACCGGATCTTCAAAATCAGATAAGTTCATTGCCATACTCCTATAAGGATTTTTTCAATAGTTCCTCTGGTATTTTATTACCATCACTATCTAACCCAAAAACTTTTTCAAGTTCCAGATCTATGTAATGCTTGGCCTTAAAGAGATCTTCAACCTTATCGTGCTTATCTCTGGTCACAAGTTTAATTACATTCCCCAAACACCAACCAATGTTGTTAGCGATAATATAATCTATCGGCTCTATATTGGTCCCCTTATTGTAGTGATCTCCACCTACCTGGTTGTTGGAAGCCAAGCGATCTCTTGCTTGATCCCAATCCTGCGGTGTAGCTTTGTCTATTGACATAAATACTCCTTATTTTTTAATAAATATTACCATTATTAGTAATATTGAGGTATTATAGGTGAAATCTGAGAAAAGGGAAATTTATGGAAATTAAAGATCTAAAAGAATTTGACATCACCAACACTATAGACGCTGACGAACTATCAAGAAGATGGGGAGTTAGCAAAAAAACAATAGACAATAAAAGATCAAAGGGAATGGGGCCTGGTTATTGGAAGATAACAGGAACTATTTTATATGATCTTGATGATGTAAAAAGAATAGAAAAGGAATCTTACATTTCCAACAATGCCTAGTAAACACGCACTACTGTCCCCCTCGGCTTCAGATAAATGGACTGTCTGTCCTGGTATGCCTAAACTTGCATCACAAGTTCCGTATACCACAAGCATCCCTGCTGTAACTGGTACTTTGGTTCACCAAATGTCTGAGATCTTAATGAAAGGCCACTTAGATGGTGATATATCTTTAGAAGATTATTGGCTTGGCAAGGTTGAGATGGTTGAAGACTTTGAGATAGAGATAGATCAAGAGATGATTGATTGTGCAAAGATCTATACAGACTATGTGGAGGCAAGAACAAAAGAACTCAATGGTAAGTTGCTTATTGAAGAGCAAGTATCAATGGAAGAGATAAGCGAAAACATATGGGGTACTGCTGATGCAATCATACTCTCAGAAGGTCGCATATGTGTAATAGATTTAAAGTCTGGTAGATGGCAAGTCTCACCGGAATATAACAAACAGCTAATGATCTATGGCCTGGGTGCATTAACCAGGTATGGCAATGCTGAAACAATTATGGAACTAACGATAGTTCAACCTAGAGGAGTAAAGAAAGAATTGTTGGTTTAGTGATGCGGCGCCACCGGAGAAAATCTTGCTA